ATACGGCAGCAACAGCAGCAATACAACCCCCTTGGGCAACTATTTGTCGTTAATTCGCTTTATGTTGTAGAGGAACGCATGATTAGACGTGCTACTTGTGGAGCGACCCGACAACCCCCGTCCATGGCACACGTCCCATCCACCATGTCCTATTTTGTGCTTGCATATCTACTCCCTGGTCTTTGCGCTTGTCCCTTCGGCGCTCGCTTATGGGCTCCTTTAATTTTGTGCTTGCGCGACCGGCGACCGAACCAGGGTCAACGGCGATTGGGGCGGGGCTCCCGGCTCATAGCTCGCTCGACGGTTTGAAGATGTAAAGCACAAAATACGACCCGCAGACGTCTTCGTCGCCTAAAGGCCGTTTAAGAGACCAAAAATGTATTCCCGTATTGGTAGACTAAAAGTGCCAATAAATAGTCGCTACATACAGTATATGGCGGGCATCGTAGAATATTGGCTATTGGCACTTTTGCCAAAACACGCGCAGGGCGTTTTCATCGTCTACGACTCCCAGAGATCAGGGGTCTACATCAACTCTAGCCGAATGAACGGCGTATGTGGCTTCAAAATTGCCAATACATAATATCTTGCCCATATAAGCCAGTGTTTACGAGGAGTTAGACTCATATTGGCTAGTAATATTCTACCAATACATCCAATAGGGCTTTCAACGCACTACTTGCATTGAACCCCTGCCCCCTGGTACAAGCTCCACGCATCAAGGAGGACGCCCATGTCAAGAAACCGCAAGCCGAAGAAGGAGAAGCCCAAGGTGCCCGAGTACACTCAGGAGGAACTGGACGCAATGTCCGCGGAGGACCGGGCGAAAGCCGAGGCCCTCACAGCGGAGACCGGGGGCGACGCCCCTGCCGCCGACGAGGAAGTGTCCGTCCGTGCCGCCATCGTGGCCCATAGCTACGACGCCGCGGTCCACGAAGCCAGCCTCCGGCAACTCAAGGATCCGGACTGGTACCACGTCGAAGGGGCCGGCGATTTCGAGGAAGTGCCAACTCACACCGTCTACTTCGCCCAGGGTTGGGGACAGCACCCCGACGCGGCGAACATCCAGCGCGCTGCCATCAGAGCCGGTCTCGCTCGCTAGTCGCCACCATGCCAGCCATCCCACCAGAGGGGGCATTGCAAGCGAACGTCGGCTACGGCAAGAAGTCGGCAGGCGACGTTCGCTTCCGCAATCAATCCGGCAAAGCAGTCAACCCCCTGGACCAGCGGATCGAGGCAGCCAGGGTCCGGATCGAGCAACAGGGGGATCCGATCAGGTTCTTGATGGATGTGATGAAGGGTGTGTCCATCAACATGGGACCGGCGGGCAAGAACCAGCAGAAGATCTGGCCGGACCTGGACCAGCGGATGAAAGCGGCAATCATCCTGGTGAACAAGATCGTGCCGGATGTGAAGAGTACCGAGGCAGCAGGGGGAGGCGATGGCAAAGGCGACGAAGATTTTGACAGCGGATCCCTCCTTACCAGGCTCACTCGTCGACTTGTTGTCCTCGCTGAAGTCACACGAGAAGACCGCGTTCCTGGAGACACTGTCGAAATCGGAGCTTCAAGCCCTCCAGTACCATTGGCCACTGTGGGCGAGGGCGAATCAACTCCCGCCCGCGTACGGAAACAACGGAAACCCGTGGAGGACGTGGCTGCTCCTGGCGGGACGCGGGTTCGGAAAGACAAGGACCGGGGCGGAGTGGGTAAGAAGTCTAGCTGAGGCCCGGTACGAGAAGCCCATCCGCATCGGGCTCATTGCACCTACAACGGGGGACGCCCGTGATGTCATCGTGGAAGGCGAGTCTGGCATCATGGCGATTTCGTCTCCATGGTGTATGCCTGAGTATCAGCCCTCCAAACGTCGCATCGTTTGGCCTAACGGGAATATGGCTTCTCTGTACGCCGCTGAGGAGCCCGAGCGCCTTCGTGGTCCGCAGCATCACTACATCTGGGCGGATGAGCTGTGCGCGTGGCGGTATCCACAAGCCTGGGACATGGCGATGTTCGGCTTGCGCCTGGGGACCAACCCTCAGGTCTGTGTCAGCACCACACCGAAACCCACCAAACTGATCAAGGAGCTTCTGAAGGCTGGAACGACGGCCCTGAGCACGGGCACATCGTACGACAACCGCGCCAATCTAGCCGAGGCGTTCTTCGATGAAATTGTCCGCAAGTACGAGGGTACACGACTAGGGAGACAGGAACTTCTTGCGGAAATTCTCGAAGACGTGGTAGGAGCCCTGTGGACTCGAGACATGATCGATGGTGATCGTGTCAAGGAGATGCCACCACGAGACTTCTTCAAACGAATTGTCGTGGCGATTGACCCAGCGGTCACCAGCGGGGAGAACGCCAATGAGACAGGAATCGTGGTATGCGCCCTGGGCAGCGACGATCACGGGTATTGCCTCGAAGATCGTAGCGGCCGTTACACCCCTGAGCAATGGGCAAGGGTTGCAATCCAGTTGTATGCGAAGTATATGGCTGACCGGGTGGTTGGCGAGGTCAACAACGGAGGCGATCTGGTGGAGGCTACACTCCGCTCTGTGGACCGAAACGTCTCCTACGAGTCAGTGCGCGCCAGCCGGGGCAAGTACGTCCGAGCCGAGCCGGTCTCCGCCCTGTGTGAGCAACACCGCATTCATCATGTCGGGGCGTTCCCGGTCCTGGAAGACCAGTTGTGTATCTTCACTCCTGATCTTGATCGTGACAACTACGGTTCCCCTGACCACGCCGACGCCTACGTCTGGGGCTTCACTCAGCTCATGGTGCAGCCGGACTTCACAGGCATGTTGGAGTTCTACAGGAAGCAGGTCGAAGGAAACGAGGAGTTGGCGTCACGCGCGGCGAAGAAACTCCGTGCGGTCGGTATCGAACACGTCCTTCACGTCCCACAAGGATGACAAATGGCGACCCACCCGATTGAAGCCCCGCCCGACCCCAACGCCGCCCCCCTGCTGGCCCGAGTACGGTCCACGATTCGTGGGTTGGGCGACAGGTGGTTTGGGCCACTCCAACCTCGGGTTCCCAATGTTCCTGGAGACAACGATCGGGTCTGGGATTACCCGGTTGGATATAACCTCGGAATTCAGCCTCGTCAGGGTTACGAAGTCGGCTTTTCCCAGCTTCGGTCTCTTGCTGACAAGTACGACCTTCTACGCCTGGTCATCGAAACCCGCAAGGACCAGATGGCACGCCTCGATTGGGAGATCCGAGATCGAAGAACGCGACTCGAGGTACCAGACGCTTTTCCGATCATGGATTTCTTCCAGTCCCCAGACAAGGAACACGATTGGGGGACCTGGATTCGCCAGATCGTCGAGGAAATGCTGGTCATCGACGCCACCAGCCTTGTTCCTCGGTATTCGCGCTCAGGGGAGCTGTATTCTCTCGAGCAATTCGACGGAGCCACCATAAATCGGCTCATCGACGGAAAAGGCCGCACACCCCTGCCCCCGGACCCGGCCTTCCAGCAGATCATCAAGGGTAACGTCGCGGCGCTGTGGAACCGGGACGAATTGCTGTATCGCCCGCGTAACCCGCGCGTACACAAGATCTATGGCTTCAGCCACGTGGAACAGATCTTGATGACCGTGATGATCGCCCTGCGCCGCCAACTATACCAGCTCCAGTATTACACGGAGGGCAACATCCCCGAGGCGCTGAGCCAGGTTCCCGAAACATGGAGCTTGGATCAGATCAAGGCGTACCAGATCTACTGGGACACGATGCTCGAGGGCGACACGGCCCAGAAGCGTCACATGAAGTTCATCCCGCACGGGGTGAGCTACATCCCCACGAAGGAGCCCAAGCTACACGACGAGCACGACGAGTGGTTGGCCCGGATCATCTGCTACACGTTCAGCATCCCGCCAACCCCGTTCATCAAGCAAATGAACCGTGCCACGGCCGAGACCGCCGGCACGTCCGCCCTGGAGGAAGGGCAGGAGCCAGTGAAGAAGTGGGTCGTGTCCTTCATGAACACGATCCTGTGGCGTTATTTCAAGCGACCCGACCTCGAATTTATCTGGAAGTTCGAAACTTCGGTCGATCGTAAGAAACAGGCCGAAATTCACCAGATCTACGTCGTGGCATCGGTCATGACGATCAACGAGGCTCGTGCGGAGATTGGCCTACCCTCGATCGGGGCAGAGGGCGACAAGCTGCAACGGGACTTCGAGGCTGAAAATCAGCTCAAGAGCAGCGCGCAGTTCCCGGAACGTAACCGGGAAGACCCCACAAACGCCGATAACGGCTGAAAAACTTGCATCTTGCCCGCCGTTGAAGTATGAGGACGCAAATGGCGAAAAATCGCGCAAAAGTGGACCAAAACGTCCAAAAATTGGACGAAAAGTGCGATCTCTGGTGCGACATCCAAAAGGTCGACGAGGAGCAGCGCGAAGTCTACGGGTGGGCGGTCACCTGGACCGAGGACGGCCAGGGCGAGACCATCACCAAGGCGGCGGTCGAATGGGGACTCGACCAGTACATGAAGTTCGCCAACCTGCGTGAGATGCACCAGCCCTCCGCGGTCGGTCACGTTTTCAAGGCAGAAATCACCGATCAGGGCCTCTACATCGGCGCCAAGGTCTCCGACGACCAAGCCTGGAAGAAAGTCGTCGAAAAGACGTACAAGGGCTTCTCGGTCGGAGGCAGGGCGATCGAGAAGCAGGGCACCAAGATCACCAAGCTGTACATGCGTGAGATCTCGCTGGCTGACCGTCCGGTCAACGGCGAGAGCACGATCACGCTGTTCAAGGCCGACGTCGACCTCGAAAAGACGTTCGACATTCCCAGCAAACCCCTGGACCCCAACTCTCCCGAGGTCCAGAAGAACCTGGGCACCTATGCGATTTCGCGCCTTGCGGATCTCATTGGTGGGCTTCACTCGTTCAGGGAGTTC